TCAAAATTATGAAAATTGTAGAATACAACCCACACGAGCTAGTTGAAGCTGAGTACAATCCAAGGGAACTGACTGAATCACAATTCAAGAGTTTAAAAAGCTCATTGGAAAAATTTGGATTAGTAGATCCATTGATTGTAAATGTCAATGAAGACAGAAAAAATATTTTAGTTGGTGGGCACCAAAGACTAAAAATAGCAAAATCATTGGCAATGGACAAAGTGCCTTGCGTTGAAGTTGATTTATCTCTTGAAAGGGAACGAGAGTTAAATATTAGGCTTAACAAAAATGTAGGGCAATGGGATTATGATGCCTTAGCAAATCACTTTGACGTTGGAGAATTGACAGATTGGGGCTTTACTGAGTCAGAGTTATTATGGCAAGGTAATTATGAACCGTCTTTTGGCTCAAAAAGAGTAGATGATGATGACATAGACGAAGAGCAACAAAAAAGAGACGATTATTTTAAAGAGCAATTTGATAATTATAAATCAAAATTGAAAATCATTTGTCCTGAATGCGCATATGAATTTCAAATAAATGAAGTTAGCTGATTTTAGCAAATTCATAAACAAGGGATATTGGCATTTTGCAAAAACTATGCCAACTTCTCCCCATTGGTACGTTTTAAGAAAAAACTGCGATGAAAAAGAATTTGAAGATGCGGTTAAATTTACAAGGGAAATGGGTTACGATGATTATTATTATAATAAAAAATATCGTGCCATTGATGTAGGGGGATACAAATACTGGACAATGGGAGCACCAATTAGTGAGACAACACTTATAAATCGAAAAAAAGTAACGCATCAAAGTTACGATTTAATAGCACCTATATACGACAAAATGTATAAGAAAGAAAAATTTTTAAATGAAAACAATGCAGTTATAGAACGAATTGCATATGAAGGTGGAAGTGTTTTAGATATTGGATGCGGAACTGGATTGCTTGTTGATTATATTAAACCAAGCAGCTATTTAGGAATTGACCCATCACTGGGGATGTTAGCACGATTCAAAAAAAGACACGGTGATAAAAAATACAAAACAATTCCAATACGATATGAAGACTGGAAATCAACAAGAAAATTTGACTATATAGTTTCATTGTTTGGTTCACCTAGCTATATACCGCATAAAAATTTAATTAATCTAAAAGACAGATTAAAAAAGGGTGGCAAAATGTTTTTAATGTTTTATAAGCCTAAGTATGTTCCATATACATACAAAAAGTCTGATATATACATACCTCACTTTAATTACAAAAAGATTCCTAATTGTGTAGAGTTTCATTATAACGAATATGTTATAAACTATTACGAAAATAATAGTTGAAAATTTTTCATAATAAATCTACTTGGGAAGCTGCCCTTGATAGAATCAGATGGTTATTTGATGAATTCCCAAACGTAATTGTAAACTTCTCAGGTGGTAAAGATAGCACTGTATGCTTACATCTTGCCTTAAAAGTTGCTGAAGAAAAAGGAAGGCTACCATTAAAAGTTGCTTGGATAGACCAAGAGGCAGAATGGCAAGCAACAAGCGACTATGTTAAATCAGTAATGGAGAATCCACAAGTAGATCCATTGTGGTATCAAATGCCATTGAAATTATTTAACTCAACAAGTCCTGATGAAGAATGGTTGCATTGTTGGGAAGAGGGCAAAGAAAAAGATTGGATTAGACCTAGATGGAAAAAGTCTATCACTAAAAACATCTATGGGACGCAAACATTTAAAGATTTATTTGATGCTATTCAATTACACGACTATAAAGGTGAAAAATGCGTTAGGATAGCAGGGGTCAGATGTGAAGAAAGTCCTGCAAGATATGCAGGGATGACAACATTAGCTACTTACAAAGATGCTACTTGGGGTCGCAAGAATCACAAAACTGAAGAACATTACACAATGTACCCACTTTACGACTGGTCATACACGGACATATGGAAAGCAATACACGATAATAACTGGGAGTATAACAAAGTATATGACTATATGTATCAATACGGAGTTGGTGTATTAAATATGCGTGTTTCAAATGTTCATCACGAGACAGCTGTTGGACACTTGTTTTACTTACAAGAAATTGAGCCTGAAACTTGGGAAAAATTAGTTCATAGAGTTAAAGGCATAAACACTGCAGGTGTATTGAAATCAGATGGCTTTAAAATTACAAAATTGCCATATATGTTTAAATCTTGGAAAGAATATCGAGATTATTTGTTAGTTAATCTAATTGACAAAGAAGACATAATAAAAAAGTTTCAAACAAAATTTGAGCAAATGGAAAATAAATATATTGGCTCAGTTCCATCAAAGACTGAAATCAGTATGTATAAAGTTCAAATAAATGCAATACTGCATAATGACCATTATTTTACAAAATTAAACAATTTTGGTTTAGGGGGCGACTTCATATCAATAGACGCAATGAAGAAAAAAGAGAGGGCAAATGCTAGATAAGGTAAAAAAACATTTAAAAAATCTAGATGAAAAAGAACAATTAAAATTTATTAGTGATCTAAAAGACGTATTACACAAGGAATCACCACTGGGGGAACAACCAGTTAACAATGTAAAATGGGTGCCAATAGAAAAAGTCAAAGCTAATGATTACAATCCCAATAGAGTTGCAAAGACAGAAATGAAGCTATTACATACAAGCATAAGCCACGATGGATACACACAACCTGTAGTAACTATACACGATACTGAACAAGATGTGTATATCATTGTAGATGGATTTCATAGATATTTTGTATGCAAAACGTATAAAGATATTAATGAAAGAAATAAAGGCTTATTGCCCATTGTTGTTTTAAACAAAGGCATTAATGATAGGATGGCATCAACTATCAGACATAACAGAGCTAGAGGAAAACACTCAGTTGATGGTATGAGCACTATTGTTTTTAAAATGCTTAAGAATGGGTGGGCTGATGCAGATATATGCAATGAGCTAGGTATGGAAGCTGAAGAATTAGTAAAGCTAAAACATATAACAGGTTTTAGTAAGCTATTTAGTGATGTAGAGTACAAGCAATCTTGGGAAACACCAAATCAAATAAAACTCAGGAAACAATATGTCAGAGCCGATTGAAAACGGGCAAAATCGGAATAACAAAGGGCAATTTGTTGCAGGTAACACAGCATCGGTTGGTAAGGGAAGACCAAAAGGGAGGCAATCAATTCCTGATATTCTACGAAAGATTGGAGACGAAGAAGGAACTCTAGATGGTGAGAATACAAAGTTGGACGTAGTATTGCGAAAAGTATTTGACTATGCTCTAGGGGGAAAGCATTGGGCAGTACAATTTATAGCAGACAGAACTGAAGGTCGTCCTTTACAGGCAATATCAGTAGAAACACACGAACCTATGCAATTAATTAAAACAGGACTGCCCGAAATAGATGAAGAATGAAAATCACTCCTACAACGGAAAAGATATTAGCCGACCCACACAAGTTCAAAGTGGTAGTGGCAGGGAGGAGATTTGGAAAGACGTATCTAAGCATAACTTGGCTACTAGCAGGAATGTTAAAGCCGGGAGAACGCAGATGGATAGTAATGCCAACATACAGGCAAGGAAAGTTAGTAGCAATGCCAATATTGAGAAAGATAGTGAGAAACTTTCCAAACGTCAGAATCAACGAATCGGATATGAGCTTCTCGGTATCAGGTGCAGAGATTGCGATTAAAGGTGCAGAAGACCCATCAAAACTTAGGGGAAGTCATTTGGACAAAGTAGTTCTAGACGAATATGCATATATGAAAAGCCACGCTTGGGAGGAGGTCATATATCCTATGATGACAACCAATCCTAATAGCAAGGCATTGTTCATTGGAACTCCTGATGGGTTTAATAATGGCTTTTATGATCTATTCTTAAAAGGACAGGGAGGCGACCCCGATTGGAAGTCTTGGCAATTTAAAACCATAGATGGAGGTTGGGTACCAAAAGAAGAAGTTGAGAGAGCTAAACGCAATATGGATGAAAGGCTTTATCAACAAGAATTTGAAGCAAGTTTTGAATCAGCACAGAATAGGGTGGCTTACAACTTTGACAGGAGTATTCACTTAAAATCTGATGCAGAAGAAAGTCAGTTGCTTTGGGCAGGAATGGATTTCAACGTTTCTAAAATGGTTGCTCAAATAGCATATGAATATAGCAATTCAGATATACACTACTTTGATGAAGCAGTGTTAGTTAATTCTAATACAGAGGAAATGGCAAAATATTTACGCAGAAATTTCCCAACATTAAAATATATATACCCTGACCCTGCAGGAGTAGCAAGAAGTACAACATCATCAAAATCAGACCATCAAATATTACGAGACCACGGATTTGTGGTAAAAGCAAGAAGGGCGCACCCATCACATAGGGACAGGATAAATGCGCTAAACAGAAAACTAAAAGACGCAGACGGACACATCGGAATGACGGTAAGTCCAAAGTGTAAGGAACTAATAAGAGATTTGGAGCAATGTCAGAGGGATTTAAAAACAGGGGGCATAGATAAACACGACTTGGAAAGAACACACGCCTTAGATGCGTGTTCATATCCGATAGAGTACAAATTCCCAGTCACAATCAGTAAGGCATATTCAGTACAATGGTAATTCAAGATTTATCCGCACAATCAGTAACAAAGGGAATACGCTCTTTGTTAGACAAAGTTGAAGACAAAAGAACCAATGAAAGATATACAATGCTCAATTATTATGAGGGCATATGTACAGAAATGAAAGGGGATATAAGTAAATACTTTGATTCAGAAAGTTTACGACAAACTCCTATCATTACAGAAAGCATAACAACTAAGCTAATCAATGCAAGAGCTATTGTATATAAGCAAACACCTGAAAGACAAGTTGATGAAAAATATATGGATCTAACTGATGACTTAGATTCAGCAATGCTTCAATTTGAAAGAATGACATATTTGCTAGGCACTATGGCACTAAAGTCTATGTGGGATGAGGATAAACAAAAAGTAACATATCAACCACTAGTAGAATTTTACCCAATCTT